CCCGGCGGGACGGTAGCGACAGAGCGCCTTGTGCAAGGCCCGCTGTCTGGCACCACTAATCACGGTGCCGGCGGCGGGCTTTTGGCTTTCCCCGGCACGAGGAGCACCAGATGGATCGAGTCACGAAGCTGGAGGCCCAGCTCGGCGAGCGAAAGAAGGACCTGACCGCGCTCCTCGCCGACGCCACGAAGGCCGATCGGGCCATGACCACCGAAGAGCGGGAGCGGGCCGAGGTGGTCACCGCAGACCTCGAAGCGATCGAGACAACCCTGAAGATCGAGCGCCGGCAGCTCGAGTACGATCGGACCGAAGCCAAGCCGATCGCCACCGCCGACAAGGCCACCGACCCGGCCCGGTTCGCCACCGTCGGCGAGCAGCTCCAGGCCGTCTTCCGCGGGTCCGACTCCCGCCTCGTCGCCGCCGCCTCCGGGCTCTCCGAAGGCGTCCCGTCCGACGGCGGGTTCCTCGTCCAGACCGACTTCGCCACCGAGCTGACGAACAAGGCGTTCAAGACCGGCATCCTGTCCTCGAAGGTCCGCACCGTCGAGATCGGCGCCAACTCGAACGGTCTGAAGATGAACCTGGCCGACGAGACGTCGCGCGTCTCCAGCCGGTACGGCGGGATCATCGCCTACTGGCTCGGGGAAGCCGGGCTCAAGACGGCCAGCCAGCCGAAGTTCCGGCAGCTCGAGCTGACCCTGCAGAAGCTCATCGGGCTGTTCTACGCGACCGACGAGCTGCTTCAGGACGCGACCGCCATCTCCTCGATCGTCAACGAGTGGTTCAGCGACGAGTTCGGCTTCAAGCTGGACGACGGGATCTACAACGGGACGGGTGTCGGGCAGCCGCTCGGCATCCTCAACAGCCCCGCCCGCGTGGTCGTCGCCAAGGAAGCGGGGCAGACCGCCGCGACCATCGTCAAGGCGAACATCGAAAAGATGTACGCCCGCATGGCTCCCGGCTCGCTGAGCAACGCCGACTGGTGCATCAACCAGGAGGTCTGGCCGCAGCTCTTCAACTTGTCCCAGGCGGTGGGCGTCGGTGGCCAGCCGGTGTTCCTGCCCGCGAACGGCATGGCGGGCGCCCCGAACGGGACGCTTCTCGGCCGTCCGATCATCCCGATCGAGCAGGCCGCGGCGCTCGGCACCGAGGGCGACATCACGTTCTGCGACTGTCGCCAGTACCTCGCGATCCGCAAGGGCGGGGTGCAGTCGGCGTCCTCGATCCACGTCCGCTTCCTGTACGACGAGACGGCGTTCCGGTTCGTGACGCGCTTCAACGGCGCCCCGATCCCCATCGCCCCGCTCACCCCGTACAAGGGGACGGGCACCATCAGCCCCTTCGTGACGCTCGCGACGCGTGCGTAAGGAGGAATGCACATGATTCCCGAACAGATCCTTCCCGTCACCATGCTGGTTCCGGCAGCCGACGCGGGCGGCCGGGCCTCCAGCTACTTCTCGCTCAAGGGCGCGGGGCGCGCGTTCGTCGTGGTCTACATGAACCAGGCGGCCGCGAACACCGTCGCGCTCTCGATCAACCAGGCCCTCACCGTGGCCGGCGGCAGCCCCAAGGCGATCGGCGTCACGCGCATCTGGACGAACATCGACGCCGCGGCCGGCGCCGCCTACGCCAAGGCGACCGAGGCGGCGACGTTCACCACCGCCGCGGGCGTGGCCCACAAGATCGTGGTCTTCGAGGTCGGCCCGTACTGCATGGACGTGGCCGGCGGCTTCGACTGCGTGAACGTGGTCACCGGAGCCAGCGCGGCGGCCAACATCACGTCGGCGATGCTGTTCATCACCAGGCCGAAGTACCCGGGCGCCACCGCACCGATCAGCCCGATCGCGGACTGAGGGGACTGAGCAATGGCATACCCCAACCCCGCCAGTCAGGACGCTCAGGCGTGGACCGGGCTTCGGCTCGGCTTCCGCGTCGACCGCGCCACCGCGTTACTTCCCCAGTCCGCCACGGCGACGTATTTCACCGTGGCGGGCGGGCGAGTCGCCGCGTACTTCCTCGGAGAAGTGACGGTCGCACTCGGCGCTGTGGCCACCGATGCCAACCTCGTCCACACGCCGACGGGCGGAACCGTCGGCGACATCTGCGCCGCCGCCGCCGTCGCGAGCAAGGAGGTGGGCTGCCTCTTCGGCATGTCCGGCCTGCCGACCGATGCACTCACGATGACCACGTCGTCTTCGTTGTTCCGAAACCCCGTGATTCTCAAGCCCGGTGCGGTCGGGTTCAAGACTTCCGCGAACGACACGGGTGAGACGAAGTGGACGTGCTGGTACGTGCCGCTCGACGAGGGCGCGACCGTCGTCGCCGCCTAGGAGTGATGGGGCGAGGCCTCCAGGCCTCGCCCCGCACCTGAAACCATGAACTACCGCGACCTCATCGGGGAGCCGTACAACGCTCGTCTTGCGTTGACGACTCCGGCTCTCTCCGAGCCGGTGAGTGCCGAGGAACTGTCGAAGCACAGCCGCATCGACTTCTCCGAGGATGCCGGGTACCTGGCGGGCCTCATCGCGGCGTCCCGCCAGTGGGTCGAGCAGTACACGGGGCGCCAGCTCATCAACGCGACGTGGACGCTGACGCTCGACAGATTCCCGGCCAGCTCCTTCGATCTCCCGCGTCCTCCGCTCGTGTCCGTGACCTCCGTGAAATATTACGACTCGGCGTACGTCCTTCAAACGGTTGCCGTCGCGAGCTACAAAGTGCTTATGTTCGCCGGCCCCGAGGCGCCGCCCGGGAAGATCGAATTGGCGGTGGGTTACGTTTGGCCGTCGCCCGTGTACGCCCGTCCTGGCGCGGTACAGATCGCCCTTCTAGCGGGCTACGGTGCCACGGCCGCAACGGTCCCGGCGCAGATCAAGCACGCGATCCTGCTCCATGCCGGCGAGCTCTACGAGCGGCGTGAGCAGGTGGTGGTCGGGGTGAGCACCACACCCGCGGCGATCACGGTCGAGCGGCTTCTCTGGCCGCTGAGGGTCTGGTGATGCGCGGCGCCGGGACTCTCGATCGGCTGATTCGCTTCGAGCACGCCACGGAGACGGCTTCCGCGTCTGGCGAGGTGTCCCTGACGTGGGCGCTGCTGGCCGAGGTCTGGGGGTCGAAGGAACCGCTCTCGGGGCGCGAGCTTTTCCAGGCACAGCAGGCGGTGGCGAAGGTGGACACGCGGTTCCGGGTCCGCTACTCGACTTTGCTCGCCGAGGTCAACCCGGACGAGACGTACCGGATCATCTGCGATGGGCGGACCTACAACATCACGGCCGTTCTGGAGACCGGGCGCCGCGTGGGCCTCGAGATCCTCGCATGGAGTCGCGCCGAATGATCGGGGGCAAGTGGTCTGGCGTGGACGGTGCCGCGGAGGCGCTCGTCGCCATTGCTTCGGAGTGCGCCCGCGATGAGGTCGTGGCCGAGGCCATGCTCCAGGTATCCCGCCCGATCGCCGCGGAGATGGGGGCGGCGCTCTACTCGCGCATCACCCGCGTCACCGGGGAGACCGGCGCCTCGATCGAAGCGCAGCAGGTGGAGAAGGGCGACCGGCCCGGGATCGTGGTGGTCGAGATGGGGCCGCGCAAGGGCTCGGACGCCGGGTGGAAGGTGAAGTTCTGGGAGTTGGGCACCTCGCGGCTCCCGGCCTGGCCGTTCATGCGCTCCGTCTGGGACGAGCACGAGGCCACCTACTCGATTGCCGTCACTGCGGCGCTCGGGAAGGCGCACCAGACGCTCGCGGCACGCTTTACGCGCCGTCAGGGGAAGGCATGAGCGCGGAGTCCAGCCTCCGCGCCGTCCTGCTCGCCAGCCCTGCGGTAGCGGCGCTTGTCGGCACGCGCGTCTACCCGATGACCCTCCCGCAGGCCCCGACGCTGCCGGCTGTCACCTTCCAGCGCATCTCCACCGTCCCGGATCACCTGCTCGACGCCGAGAGCTGGCGGGTGCCCTGTCGGGTGAGCCTCAGCCTCTGGGCCTCATCCTTCGACGGCATGCGGGCGCTCGCGGACGCCGTGACGACCGCACTACGTGGGTACTCGGGCAACGGTCTCCGGCTCGTGCGCCTGCTCAACATGACGGACGACTACGAACCGGAGACGAAGCTGTTCCGCGTCATCGCGGATTTCAGGGTGATCCCCGAAGAAGGAGTAGCGGCATGAAGAAGCGAATTCTGGCGGGCTTCGCGGCCCTCGTGATGATGGCGGTCTCCGGGCTCGTCTTCCACGGTGACGTCGGAGCCGCGAGTCTCGTGACGAACGTACAGGTACAGGTCGGCTCGACGCTCGCCGGGACGGTGGGGCTTGCGACCGCGTCGGTCCCGCTCTCGATCTCCAAGCAGATCCCGCTGGCGAGCGGAGTCGGGGCGAGCCAGGCCGACAAGATCTACACCCAGACCTACGCGATCGCGACCGCCGGTACGCAATCGATCGACGTGCAAGCGGCCCTCGTCGACGCCCTGGGCGCCGCTTTCACGCCCGCGAAACTGAAGGCGGTCTACATCTACAGCCAGTCCGCCAATACGACGAATCTGACGCTCTTCGGCGACGCGGCCAGCGTCCCGATCCTGAACACGGCCGCGACGACCGTCACTCTGCTCCCCGGGGGGATGTTCCTGGTCGTGCAGCCGCCCCTGGCCGGGATCGCCGTGACGGCCACCACCGCCGACATCATCAAGATCGTCAACGCGGCCGGCGCGACGGCGAACGTGGACGTTGTGCTTGTGGGTACGAGTTCGTAAGGCCCCGGAAGAGGAAAGGCAAAGCCAATGGCAGCGACTGGCGACATCGGGTATCAGGATCGGCTGGAGTACGAGTCCGCACCCCTCGGATCGGGGGCCTGGAACACCGTCTACCAGGTCCGGTCCATCACGTGCCCGAAGAAGAGCACGAAGAAGACGGACTTCACCCACCTCGAGAGCCCGAACCGGACGAACGAGTACAAGCCGGGTTTCGGCGAGTATTCGGCCGCTTCATTTGAGGCCCTCTACGATCCAGCGAACGTCACCCAGGGCCAGATCCTCGACGACGGGAACACGGGGCTCCAGCGGAACTGGCGCATCCTGCTCCGCAACAGCATCACGTTCGCGACCGAGGAGACCTGGACCTGGCTCGGCCACATCGGTGACTCCGGGCTCGTGAACATCTCCACCGAGGAAGCCCACATGCTGACGGGCTCCGTCGAGGTGGACGGCGCCATCACGATCACCTAAGAGGGAGGTCGAGGTGCCGAATCCGCATCGTGGGCAGACGCCTTTCCGGGCGCTCGACCGCGAGATGTACCTGGTCTATGGGACCCGGGAGTTGGCCGAAGCATGGTCTGCTCTCGGGTTTCGGAGACCCGATCCGCTCGCGCCGCCGGTGGTCGAGGAGTGGGACGAGCCGTTACGGGGTGAGCCCGACGAGCAGGGGCTCCCTCGGTTCGTGCGGCGCCGCGGCCTTGTGGACGCCGCGACGCGGCAGCAGCGAGCGCAGGAGGCCTTCGACGCCGTCTTCACGAATCCCGACATCCCGGCCCGGCGCTCGTGCTTGCGGATCGGCTTGCAGCGGTGGGAGAAAGAGGCCGGCGTCAAGCTGTCCGACGACGACTTCGAGCGGCTGTGCGACGATCTCGGCTTCGAAGGCCTGTCGTCGCTGCACATCGCCGCGTACATCAACGCTATCCGGGTGCCGCCCGCTGAGGGTGGGGAGGACCGAGACCCAAACGCACCGAGCGCGGGGCCAGCATCCTCGACGTTGAGCACCTCTTAGGGGAGGCGCTCCGGTGTGGGCTTTCACACGCCGAGTTCTGGGATCTGACGCCGCGCGAGGTAGTCCTCCACGTTCGCGGCTACGGGCGCCGGCTACTCGACCAGCTCGAGCTGGGCATCGCCGCCGCCTGGCACGGGGCCAACTTCTCGAAGGCCGAGCGGCTGCCGGATCTCGACAAGGTACTGTCGCGGACGAAGGGTCGCGCGCGCCGGGTGGATGCGGCCCTCACGGCGAACGAGACGCGGCGGTGGCGCGCGTTCTTCGCATCGCAGAAGGTGACGCCGAATTGACCGAGGTGCCTCGTGGCTGACGTGATCGGGAATCCGACGATCCGGGCCGAGTTCGACGGGACTGCGCTCGTCAAAGACGCGAAGGCCGCCGGGGCCAAGCTGAAGACGACGTTCGAGGAGTCGAACCGCAGCATCGAGGCGGCGCAGCGCAGCTCCACGAAGCGGATTCAGGGGCTCATCAGCCAGATCAACGCCGAGAAGCCGCGGCGCCAGATGTTCGAGTTGGGCCAGGCCATCCAGCACATGGGGGGCGTGTCGAAGCTGACCGAGGGGCAGGTGTCGCGGCTGCGCGTGCAGGTGAACCAGCTCGCCGCGGCTGGCGCCAAGGTACCGGCGAGCCTGGCCGGGATGACCGGGGGCGTGAACAAGCTGGGCGCCGCGTTCACGTCGCTCGCGACGGGTGGGGGGGCGAGGGGCGCGCTGGCGTCCCTTGGCCCGTCTGGTGTCCTGGCGGCCGGCGGCATCGGGGTCGCGACGGTTGCGGCGGTGAAGCTGTTCAACGCCGTGAAGGCTCTCGCGGCGCAGGCCGAGGAGTGGCAGAACGTCTCCGAGGCGACGGGCATCAGCGTCGTGTCCGTGCAGAAACTCGGGGACTTCCTCGAGGACGCGGGATTCAGCGCGGGCGACCTGACGCTCATCATGAAGAAGCTGCAGACCGAGATCGCGACGGGCGGGAAGGAATTCGAGAAGTACGGGATTTCGCTCTCGGACATTCGTAAGCTCGCGCCCGAGGATCAGCTCCGCGCGATCGCCGCGGCGGTTCTGGCGATCGAGGACCCGACGAACCGGGCCGCTGCGGCGACGGAGTTCTTCGGGAAGCAGGGGGCGGTTCATCTTGCTGCCCTCGCCGGGATCGCCACGGGGGCGTATACGAAGCTCTCCGCGCTCAACCTGCGGCAAGTCGCCGAGCTGAAGCAGGTAGACGACGCGCTCGATCAGGCCGGGCGCGCGTGGACGAATTGGGGTAAGCGCGCGCTTCTCGCGACGATCGAGGCGGCTTCCGGTGGCGGCGTGGCGCGGAGTGCGGCTGCGCTGTCGGGTAAGCGGTGGCAGCCCAACATGTCGATCGGCGCATTCAACGCGCTCACTGATCCGAAGAACAACCGCTTCCTCGACACCTCGCCGCTGACGCTGCCGCTCGATCCCGTGGCGGCGGCGCGACGGAAGGAGCAGCAGGAGGTGATTGACAAGGCGCTCACCAGCCAGAGGGACAAGCAGCGGGAGATTGCCGAGCTACTCGAAAAGCAGTACCAGTCCGCGCGCAAGCTCGCTTTCGAGCTGATCGCAGGAGCGCGGCGTGGCCCAACATCCAAATTCATGGGGATCGACACCATCACGGGCTCGCGCGGCTTCGGTCAGGGCACGATGGTCGGCTCCAGGAATTACGACTTCGGCATCGACGCGCAAGGCTTTGTCACCTGGGGGAATGCTGCCGAGGAGGCGGAACGGAAGACCGAGAAGGCCGCCGCCGCTACCGTGGACTGGCAGGAGAAGCTCGCCAACGTCGCCATGAAGATGCACGAGTTTGGTGGCATCCTCGGCGGCGTCGGCGCCGCGATCGTGAGCGTTGTCGGGGCCATCGGCTACCTCAAGCAGATGGGGACCTCCGGCGGCAAGTTCTCGTTCAAGACGCTGCGCCTCAACCTGAAGACGGAGGAGGGCAAGCAGGCCGCTGGCGAGGCCGGGGCTGCGGCCCTCGGCGCCGCCGGCTCGGCCATGGGCAACAGCGTGGCCGGCGGAACCTTCCGCGGTGCTTCGTCTGGTGCCTCGATCGGGAACTCGCTCGTTCCCGGGTGGGGCGCGGTCGTCGGCGGAGTGATCGGCGGCGCGGTCGGCTTCTTCAAGAGCAGCAACACGAAGCTCGAAGCCCAGAAGGCCGGGGCCATCCTCGGGAAGATCGTTACCGACGAGCAGCTCAAGGCGTTCAAGGAAGAGGCCAAGGCGGCCGGGCTGTCCTGGGAGAAGTACCTCAGGGAGAAGAAGCGGCTACAGGACGTAGCGATTGCCGAGGAGAAGCGGTCAAACCTCGAAGCCGGGCTCGGGGCGGCGAAGACGGCCGCCGAATCCCTCATGGCGAGGGTCGACTCGGGCGGCCTGTCCGCCGCGCTCGCCGAGGCGTTCCGAGCGATCATCGACAAGGTCGGGGTCGCGCTGCTCAAGAGTGGCCTCGGTATCCTCGACGGCCGGCTGACGGGCTCGAAAGAATTCCAGGCAGCCCAGCGCACGGCCGCGGACGTGGCTGGCGTGCTGGGCGGGATGCGGCAGGCGGGCATGATCGACAACGCGCTCCTCGACGCCTCCGGGGCCGCCGCCGCCGAGATCCAGAAACAGGCCGTGGCCGCCGCACTCGCCGAGGGCATGAGCCCCGAGGAAGCCGCGAAGGTCGGCAGCGCCGCGATCGCCCCGCTGCTGCGGGAGCAGCTCAACGCCTCGCTCCAGTCCGGCCGACAGCTCGACCAGAACACGAAGGACCTCCTGGCGGAGGCGGAGAGGCAGGGCATCATCATCGCGGCGGATCCGGCGCTCGAGTCGCTCGACTACCAGAAGAAGCAGCTCGCAGTCTTGGAGGAGATCAGGGACGGGAAGAAGCCTCCGGTGCCTGGTTCTCCGACGCCCGACGAGAAGCCGACCCCGGAGGACAGGCGAGGACCGGACGAGTCTGGCGCCCGTGGGCTCGGCCCCATGATCACGCGCGACATGGGCGGCGGGCTCGGTCCGCTCGTTCAGACGCACCCGAATGAACTCTTGTGGGTCGTACCCAATGTCATGCGGCGCGGCGGCATCATCTCGGCGGCCAGGGGCATCTACGACGACGAGCGGGAGCGGCGTGGAGGAGACGGGCTTGTCGTGCCCGGCGGCTCGGCTGGCTCGGAGACCACTACGGCCGCGGCGACGACGGTTGCGCAGCAGGTGCTTTCCGAGCTTGGCCCCATGCTGGCGAAGATGCGGCCCGTCACGGTGAGCACCACGATCGCGCCGACCTACAACGAGGACCCGACGTCCTCGAAGGAGCGCCGCGAGGATCTCCGCCGCTTCGAGCACGAGAACCTGAAGCGCATCTTGCGGAGTCGCGACCCCGAGACGGTCTACCTGATGAAGCGCGCGCTCGACATGGGGT